CATCAATTATGACTCTGCATACGAGATTCTTGCTACGCTGGAACGTCAGGGATGGTCGGCTGACAACATCACATTGGGGGAAGGCGGCGGTGCTTTACAAGCCATAAACAGGGACACGGAGCGTGCGGCTCTCAAGGCTTGCGCGGTGGATATCGACGGTGTGTGGCATGATGTGTACAAAGACCCGAAGACAGACCCCGGCAAGGCGTCGAAGGCTGGTCACCTTGCGGTTGTCTGTGTCAATGGCGTCTACCGCACAATCCCCAAGCAGGATGGTATCATCTACACGGAAGACCGCTTGGTTCCAGTGTTCGAGAATGGAAAGATTCTGAAGCGTTATAGCTTCGATGACATTCGCGCTCGTGTTGTGGCTAACGACATCACAGAGAGTTAAACACTGTTTCTAGTTGTTTTGGTACGATGCCCCCTTAACTGTACCAACTGGCCGAAAGAAGTGTATGAGGGGGGTCAGATGTACAGTTACATGGGTGTGCGGCATTTCTTAGTCTTCGACCTGTTCTGGATAGTTACCCCGGATGGGCTGGAACCTTGCGCTAAAAAGGCATAACCGGATACGAGCAGTTCCCGGTAGCGTTAAATTTGGACAAATTAGTGGGGCTCTATGAGCGAAATGTTTAAGAGATGGTGGAGGCGATTAACCTACAAGCCCAAGCCCGGTGAAATTTGGTATTTCAAGACCGGAGACAGAGGCCCGTTCCCCCCTAAAAGGGGGACTAAGAATGTGACAGTCCTATCCTGTAAGGACGGCTATGTTAATTACAAATTCAACGATTCCTTCTTATTTCAAGACGAGGTTCTGTCGTTGTCCTCGTTTAAGTTCACCTACTTTCTCCCTGAGTTACGCTAACCTCCGTGAAAGGAAAAAATGAAATTTCCAGTCAAAGAAATAAAAGACATTGACCTTGTGTTTGGTGGCGGTGCTATGAAAAAACTCATGCCCCCGTACTCTTCTATTCCCGAAGAATTCCGTGATGGCAGCAACAAGTGGCTGACCTTTCAGCGGGATTGGTTTTTCTCAGGAATCAAAAACCTAAAACTATCTCCCAAAGAAGGCATAGATTCGGCAAAGGCTTTCCGGCATCTTCGCGCCATTCAATCATCCTTCGAGCCGAAGCATGAGCATAAGGAAGCCGCTGTGGCCTATTTAGCGTCGCTATGGTTCGATGACGTTTCCTACGACAAAGGCGAACGTTCATAAGCGGGACGCTGCACCCTCCCAGAGAGGCGAATGCGGGAAAAACTCAAGAGCATAATCCCCTTGTCGGCTGAAGATGAGTATTAAGAGGTATGAAATTTGAACTTGACATCAGTGATAAAGCCCTTGAAGAGGAGCCTGAGTTAGAACAATTCGCTCAGGCGCTACAGTACATGATGAATCGAATGATTGTTAGCCACTTCAAGTATGACAACATGTCCGACAAATACCCCGACTCCACTTCTGGAATCGGACTCATTGAGCAACGGGTTAAGCTCTACAAAGAATCGGGCAACATAGAGTTTTGCCTTGACGCCGCCAACGGGGCAATCATCGAATTCCTCTACCCCGGCCATGAGAAAGCCCATCACGAGTCCCGAGAGACTCGCACAGTGTCCCCCGGACTAGCTTGGAAGGAAGAGTAAAGTCTCCCCATGACCAAGAAAAAGAAACCCGAAACCGACAGAGCAGCTATCAACCGACTCAAGAAGAGTATGGTAGGGCTGCATAACAAAGAATTGCAAGCCATGGCTCCCCACCTACCCGGGGCAATGAGGATTATCACCTATGGCTTCTCGGTACTGGATTCAGCGGCAAAGGTGAAGGCTCCTCGTGGTATCAAAATTAAAGAGTTGAAGTTGACGGCGGCGAATAAAGAGTTGAAGTTGACGGCGGCGAATCCTAAGGCCATCGCTGATCTGGTCTGTGCCAACTGGATTCTGGGAATAGTAAAAAAGTTCATCAAAGCCGAGCAAGGTTCAAATTGTTGACAGGGTCGCACTCGGAAGGTATATGGTATATGGGGTTACATCCCCGGAAAGTCTCGGGGTTCGATTGAAATAGATTGAAACAGTGGGCTGGCGACAACGAGCGTCGAAAGTTAATCCCCGGAAAGTCTCGGGGTCTGATTGAAACAGTGGGCTGGCGACAACGAGCGTCGAAAGTTAATCCCCGGAAAGTCTCGGGGTCTGATTGAAAGTGGGAGCATCAAGAGACTTTCACCCTCTCTAGTAGGGGTTTTCCCCTCGGGGGTAAAAAGTGATTACACTCAGCCAAAATAAGCCGTTAGGCCCGGGGGATTTGAACATCCTCATTCGCGATGCCAATGGTGCGTTAGTAGACCCCATCAATCTCACCTATAGTATTTTTCAGGTCAGCACTCAGATACCCACCGTGGGAGCAAGAGCCTACGAGTACGACCTCATTCAGCCCAGTGGTATGAAGGTAAGCGACCCCTACACACTCCAGAACCTCACGCTGGTCAGTCAGCCTAAGCAAGTGCCCACACGCTCGTCACAGGGGGCTTACTACATCAATATGACCGTCCCCAACTGGCAGGGTATCTACCGGATTGTCTGGTACATCATCGAGTACCCGGACGGACCGGAGAACTCCCGGTTCGAGGATTTCGTGGTGCAGGAAATCGACCCGACTTCCAACTCATGGGAAGCCCCCTCGACCATCATTGCCCAGAAGCGAGTGACCACCAACAAGTACGCCCCGGCCATCATGTACGTCCGGGAGTTGCTCAGTGACACCAACCCAGACCGGAACTACCACTTCCGACCCCCGACTCCAAGTAAGGTAGTCGCTGGGTACACATCTCGCTCTGGGTATATCTGGCTGGACTCAACCATCCTGTCCAATCTGGATATGGCGATTGGTTTCATGAATTGGTACAACCCGAAGAATGTCACCCTCTACACGCTCGACACGGTGCCCCGCGAGTGGGGCATGACGGCAGCTCTTGAAGCGGCTTCCTTCTGTCTGACCGGAGAGTCGGCACGCTGGGGGGCTGAGGAGTTTTCTTACAGTTTGAATGGTGTCTCTCTCGATATCAACAAGCAGAGCCTCTATCAAAGCCTTGGCGATACTTACCACCAGCGATTTGAGTTGATGGCTGAAAAAGTTACCGCCTGCCGTCCTTACTCTGTGGGTTTAAGACAACAGCGTTGGCTACTGGGGGCCTTAATTCCCTTGCTCTGTGTGCTACCGCAGGTGCTTCATATATTCAGCAGCAGTGTTGGATGTTAACTAGCAAGCCCTTATTAGAGAGGTGACCGTGGAAAAGACCGCATGGCAGGTTGGAAAAATCAGGGATGCCCATTGCTACCTTTGGGTCTATAAGAGCCACCGACTGACGCTTACCGATAAGCACAAGTGGCACTCTTTTTATGATAAAGAGTCCGATGACCCGCTACATGATGCATGGCGTGGGTTGGTCATCGTGTTCCCAAAGCAAAAGGTAGGTCACGTCTTTTGTTATCACGAAGACACCCACTCGGACGCAGAATTCATCCCCAACGACGTTTGGCAAGCCATGAAGCACAAGTTCTCGGGGTACACCCTTTTTGAAGAGCACGGCCTCTACCTCAGTGGCCGCATGAATTTTGTGGGGGATTTTATCGACACGCATCGGACTCCCCCGAAAGCAAAAGCGATGCACGCAAGCATCCGCTTCTACAGTAACGCCTTGTTGCAATATCCGGTAGTGAAGCACGCTGGGTTTTACTCCCACGAAGACCTCGACCATTATGACTCGGAACTGGCTCACAACCTCCTTGAGTTACATGATGAGATTTTGAACAATCCGGTTAGGGACTACGACTCCTCGAATCCGATGTCGGTGCGTCGGTACTACAACTACACCATGAAGTCATTGAAAGACCGACTATACGTGGCGATTAGACGAGCCCTCCCAGCGTTGGATAAGACAACAGAAACACACATTGTTTTACATCTGAAGAGTGCCAAGGCGAGTTTCAATAGAGCTGAAGTTTCTCACCTAGAAGATGACTTAGTTAAGGTAGTAAAGTATCTTGAAGAGGGTTTCTCTACCCTGCACGCCGCCGTAGACATAATTCGGGACAGCACTCGGAACGTCCCCAAGGTCAACCACCTCTGGCTAAAGCCAGAGGCTTGCAGCAGACAACAAACCAAGTTGTCTGCCCGAGACTAAACGGTTGACTAGACAAGTCGAGTTCCAGTTAAGTCTGGAATCGCAAACTGAATCGACTGGACGTGGTAGTCCACAGAATGCTGAGAATGCTTCTCTAGTTTTCAGCCGCTTCGTCGGGCAGTGTCGAAGAGATGTACAAAGGAGGGCTTACAGCCCAATGTTATTCGTTCCTGTTGTTGATGTTAACCAAAATCCGCTGATGCCGACCACAGCCAACCGTGCTGCGTCGTGGATTAAAACTCGCAAAGCCACGCCTTTCTGGAAGCGGGGAATTTTCTGTGTCCGTCTTAACATGGAACCTTCCGCCAGAGAGAAACAACCGATAGCTCTCGGGATTGACCCCGGCAGCAAGTTCGAGGGTTTCAGTGTAGTGTCAGAGGCCCACACGTTTGAGAATTTGAACGCCGAGGCCGTCACGTGGGTCAAGGATGCAGTTGAGACTCGCAGAAACTTGCGTAGGTCTAGGCGCAACAGAAAGACTCCGTACCGCCAATGTCGTTGGAATCGTGGAGTTGGATTCAGACTTCCGCCTTCGACAAGGGCACGCTGGGGTTGGAAATTGCGTATTGCTAACTGGCTCCAGAAAATGTATCCCATCACCACATTTGTGGTGGAGGATATCAAAGCACGAACCAAGAAATACAAGGATGCCTACAAAGCGTTCGGGCAGGAACAGGGTGCAGCAAAGGCTTTCAACGGCAACTTCAGTCCGCTCGAAGTAGGCAAGAAATGGTTCTACGCCGAGTTGGGCAAACTGGGACGTGTGGAAACAAGAGAAGGTTGGGAAACCTTCGGGATGCGGACACAGATGGGCCTCAAGAAGCTCAAGGATAAATCCTCGAAGAGTTTCTATGCACACTGTGTCGATTCGTGGGTGCTCGCCAACTGGTTCGTCGGAGGGCACGTAAAACCAGAAAATACACGGGTTCGCACTATCACCCCGTTGCGGTTTCATCGCCGCCAGTTGCATGTTCAGAATTTCGCAGAAGGCGGCATCCGTAAGAACTACGGCGGGACGCAAAGCATGGGTTTTACCCGTGGGTCGCTGGTCAAGCACATCAAGAAAGGTCTCGCCTATGTCGGCGGGACGAGTTCTGGGCGCATTAGCCTGCACGATGTCAGTACAGGCAAACGCATGGGTCAGAACTTTAAGCCAGAAGATTGCAAATTTCTGGCGTTTAACACATGGAGAACGCTGCTCCTCCCCGCCGTAAACGGCGAGGTTCCGCAGCGTAAAATCAGATGATACCAAACCTTATAGTTATGAATTCCAGTTACTGTGGAAGCCGGGATTTGTGGTGGGTGGATGACCCAGCCTCTACTAAAGGTTACAACCTTTACCGAGCCTTTGACTATCCGACTAACTGGGTTAAGCTGAACGCCCACCCATGGCTAGGGCACTTCTACCGTGACCAAGTTTGCCTAGAAGAGGTAACCTACGTCGTGCAGGAGAAAGACTGGCGGGATGACGGTAGATTGGGTAAATGGGGGTTCAAACTACCAGAGCCCATCTACTCGGATGTGGTGACAGGCCGCCCCACTATCGCCAACTCCCCGGATGATGTGCAGGTGTTTCTGGACGGCGTTCCTATGCGCCCGGTGATGGTGGTAGGAATCGACCAGACCGTCTGGCTCCAGAGAGACAACACCCTGCCCTATGGTGGTGGAGTAAGCGCTCAAGCCCAAGCGTACACAGACAACATCAATATTACGGATTACTCTGGGGTAAAGGAGATCAAAGTAATCTACAAGAGGTTGGCGAACTACGTTGACATTTATACTTCAATGGTTCGCACATTCTACTGCGTGGTGCCCATCGGCGACCACGGCGAGACGCACCCACCGGGAGCCCCGGGCACTAAAGTTGTAAACACCATGGAGGTTGACCAACTCACTTGGGAATACCGCGAGATGATTAACCGCAATCAGTGGCTATTCGAACAAGTGGGCGAACCAGCCTATATCCTATTCCGTAAGACTCGGGGCGAAATCTGCGCTTGCCGAGGCTCTGAGTCTGGCTTAGGACAGCCGCGCACGGGGTGTCCCTCCTGCTTCGAGGTGGGGTTTGTAGGGGGATACTACGGCCCTTATGACATTACTTACGTCCCGCCCGACTCTGCTCTTACTCGTGAATTGGATGAAGGCGGGGGTATCAAATCTACTCGTGAATCTCGCGGGTACCTCGGCCCGACTCCAATTACACAAGATGGTGACCTGATTGTTCGCCGCAACGGTGAACGGCTGGTGGTTTCTGGGGTGACCTATAAGGCTCCTCGCGGGATTCTTCTTCAACAGGACTTTAATACAAATCTTCTCAATCCAGGGGATACCCGTTATCTGATCCCCCTCAACACCGGGCTACCTACCGTTTACGACCCGATTATCCGCAATCCCCTCCAAGGGGGTGAGCCCGGAGCGCAGACGGGTAACGGAGAACCCGTCTGGGATGCCAGATTGCAGCCGGGAAAGGTTTGGGAGAATGAGGTGGAGATTCCAATAGGCCGAAGCGTAGTGTTTGGAAAAATTCAACGATGATGGAATAGGAGCCAGCACAGTGTTCAAATCAAAATTACTCAATAAAACTAGTGGATTTCTGGATTACTTCAGACTTCACGTGGACAGCGCTAAACAGCTTCTGGGCATTCTTCAGCAGATTGACAATGGTGTGGGGGATGCGGAGATGTTCAGGATGGGCAAGGCTTTGGCCAAGAAAATTGGCATTGCCAAGGAATGGAAGGAATTTGTTGAGGGGGACGACCCCGAGATAGCGTTCTACCAACTTGGTCGAAGCCTTCGTAAATATATCAACGCTATCCAACGTCGTATTGACCACGTCAACGACCACGTAAAAAAGTAACTACTCAGCCCTATACAGGGAGTACCACAATGAAATTTGATCTCGATTCTTTGGTAAAGACTGCACGTGTCCTATGTGAGGATGAGCAGGTTAACACCGACTCAGAGCTACAATCTATAGTCGGTGACCCAAATGACGCACGGGTGTCCACCTTTGTCCAGTTCAAGCCAAACCCCGGCTCCATACAATTGCCGAATCCCCTCTCGGTGTTTGAGGGTGACGATGTGTTTTTTGGATACATGATCCCGGGAGCCACTTTTCAAGCTCATGACGGTTCTGAGTGGAACATACTAGGGTACGGCAGTAATGATGACATCGAAATTGAAAATCGCTGGTACCCGAGATTAACCGGGCACGCCAGCCTTTGGGATATACGAAGGTCAATTCATCAATGGATAGAGCCTATTCAGCAGATTGTGCCCCCTCCTCCTCCCGGCGTGGACTACTCCTCTCAACTTGTGCGGGTGGCTGACAAAGGTGGAGTTGGCCATGCGGATGAGAATACGGGTAGTGTTAAGAGTATGGGAGTACCGTCAAGCTGGTAAGCTGAATGATTGAACTATGGGTGCCTCTCATAGGGGCACCCATGTTTATCTACAAAATAACCAACAAAATCAACGGTAAAGTCTACATTGGAAAAACGGTTCGTACAGTTGAGCAACGGTGGGCACAGCACTTAGCTGATGCACACAGGAGAAGCTCTCCCCTCCTTCATAACGCCATTCGTAAGTACGGTTCTGACGCCTTCAATATCTCCATACTCCACGAGGTGTCTACTCTCCCCGAATTGTGGCGGCTACGAAAACAACAAACTTCGAATAAAGGAGCGGCACAATGCTAGACCTCACGGGCGCAAATTTGATGTCGTATCTTTTGAGAGTCATTACTGACGCGGTGAATCGTAACCCGAGGTTCAAGAGCACACTGGGAAAGGTTACTTTCTCTGACAGTAGTATGGTTATGTGGGGCGATGTCCGAATATCAATTAAGGACATCTCCACCCAAGGCAACCGGCTCTCCCCTGACTATTTTATGTGCAAGCAGTATGGCCGTGCCCTCGCAGCCAAGGTGGAACAGTGTGACGGCTCGTTTATCGAATGGATTCAAGAGACAGACAAAACCCGGCTTACTCCTGAAGCAGGTGTCTACTATATTAATGTAGACTCAGTTGACCCCAAGACCAACAATGTGGGAGTTACTATCCACCAGTACCGCTGGAAAGAGGGCGGATTTAAGAACGCCCAAGGGTCGGTGGCCTATTTGAGCCCCTCGGTGGACGGCACCACACTTACTGCTTCAGATGCTGCCACTGGGCTCCCCGTTCAAATTGAGGGATTTCTGAGTTATGTATTCTTGCTTCAGCCCGTGACAACTTTGGTTCTGAACCAAGGAACAACAACCCTCACTCCAATGGTTGACTATTGGTACCAGAGAACTGTGAGCACAGTGGTCTACCCCGCTCTGGCTACTGGCACAGAAACAATGATAGCCATACCGGGTGGGTCTTCGGTAATCTCTTTCTCTCTCACCGACCAGACGGGCTACAAGCTGCGTCTCGGTATCGACTACAACATCTGCGGTTTCAACCGCGTGCAGCTTAGTGAGTACACCCCTTCCGGTTCGACTATTACCGCCAACGTGGTGATGAAGGCCGACCCCGCCTCCGTTGTTGGAACGAACCCGGAGAATATCATTCCGTTTGGCATCCTCCCCACCGAAACTATTGGACAGGTGTTCATTCACACCAGCTCAGGTGACTACCTGAACGTGGATGCGAATTTGGATGGGACTTATACCCTCCCAACATTGCTGAAGCCGGGTGAGTGGGTACGTTGGGAGGTTCGTATCGACGCGGGGCAGACCCAAGCAGTGGCCAAGAAGTACAACCTCAATAGCAACATCATCCCCGGCCTCAACCTCGCCATGGGTGACTCAGTCCTCGTGGGTGACCAGATAGCCATTATTGTCTCCCCGACTGTTACCGAGACCTATGAGGTATTCGGTTCGAAAGAAAGCTTGAACTTCACCATCGAGGTTAGAGCTAACGACCTACAGACCTCCTCAGATATTAGCGAACTCCTGAAACAGCAGCTCCTTGTTATGCGTCGGGAGAATATGGAGGCAGACGGGGTGACCATCTATGATATGCCCCGCTCCTACCGTGGGGAACAGCGTGACCCATCAGGCACCGCACCCAGCTACACCTACACCATCACAGTCACTGCGGCGGCGGATTGGAAGGTCTACCGCCCGTTAGTTACTAGACTTACCCACCTTGAGGTCACTGAGACCGCGTATGTTAATGACTTTCAAGGCAAGATACAGTTAGCCCCCCAGATGAGGGCTTTTGGGACAACTTCTTTCATAAGTAGTTATTCTTAAAATAGCGAAACAACTAGGCATACCCATCAGCACTGCGTTTTTCTGGGGTAAAGGACAGATAGATGAGAGACAACGAGTAGGAAATCAACTTCCTACTGCTCATTTAGACGATTGAAAGGTGATTATGGCCAAGGAACTATATCGTTGTGAACCGTGCAACTTTGAGTATGAGTATCTTTATTTCAGTGCTGCACCTCGAAATATGCAAAAACCTATCCCGCCTTGCCCCATTTGTAAGTTGGCGTTAGTCCAGAAGGAGCCACCAGCGACTGTGGAGGATTACTTCTACACATGCCATGTAGAAGATGGCGGCTGTGGGGCTGCATTAAGTTTTGAACTACCCATCGGGACTCGTCCGAAGACAATGGTATGTCCAGTTTGTAGGTCAGTAGCAAAACCAAATCCAGCGGGTTTCTCCATTGTTCATGGCAATTCTACGACCAAGGGAGTCAGTGTTGACGTGCTCATTGGACGAGATTCCGATCAGCGTTGGAACAAGATTCATGACCGTAAGGCAATTCGCGACAAGTTCCGGCAGGAAACGGGTAGCCAAGCTTTAAACCTCACCGTGGACGGTAAGGGGAATGTATACGGAAAACCAATTCAGGGAAAACTAGAGTCAGTGGTAGTCCCTGAGCACACGGTAAACAAAGATAATCGTCAATGAACATTGTTAATTACCGTACAAAAAAACGAACTTTCAACCTCACTACTGAAGGTCATTCAGCGGCTGTTGGTCGCTAGGAGAAATCAATATGGCACTTTTTGGCTCGTACGCCCAGCCCGGTGTTTACACGTCGGTGGTTATAGACGACGGGGGACAGCCCCTGTTCGGTGACGCCCGCATTCCCGTTATTATTGGTGAGGCACCGCTTTACTTTGCTGGCCCAGCCCAGACCAATGTGGAACTCCACCGTGGTTCCTCTTCAGTTGCCGACGACCAAGTGGTCAACGAGAACATTTCTGACCAAGCAGGTATTGGAACTCAATACTTCATCGGGACGACTCAGTACACTAACACCACTGGCCGTTTCTTCAACACGACCTACTTTCCAGTGGTCGCGGGAGACGGAACAGGAACAGTGACCAATGATGTAACCAAGATTCAGGTTACAGCAGATGGCGTCCCCGTGACGGTCATCTCCCTCAATGGCACCACTGGCCAGTTCGCCACTCAAGACATTGTACTTGCAGGTGCCAACCTTGAAATTTCCTACTACTTCAAGCGCACGGACACCTTGATTTCAACTGAGAATCTGACGCCTCAGATTCCTGTCTATGCCAGCCTGACGGTTGCCTCTGCAACGGTAGGCTCCAGTGTCACCCTCACCACCAAGCTCCCCGGTGCAGTTGGCAACCTTGTGAACCTCACTTTCGTGGCAGGTACCCCGGTTGTAGACGCCCTTGCTGTGAGTGGCTACGGCACCAACAACATCACGATTAACATCTCCAAGGTTGGTGGCACCCGCACTGTGGTTGACCTACAGAATCTGGTCAATGGCAGCGGAATCCTCACCGCCTCGGCTGGCTATCTTGTAGCAGCGAACGCGGTGGGAACTGGACTACTGGTCGCCTCCTCTGGAACACCAGTGGCAGCCTCCTTCCTTACGGGCGGAGCAGGTCCGAACAGCAACACAGTCTTCAAGGTAAAGAATGTTCCCATCGTAGACGGAACCAATGGCGGCGTGGTTACCACCACGACCTCAGATGTTACCGCGTACCTGAACAGCATACCCGTTGCGGTGTCGGCAGTAGACGGGCTTAACGGTCTGGTCACTCTGGCTACTCCGGTACCTGCGGGTTCGCAACTTACCGTCACCTACTACACGAACAACTACCAGAACACCTACGACTTGCTCCCGGCTTCAAACGTCGCCAGCATCACGATGGTGGGTCTCGGTCCTGACCGCAGCGATTACATCTTGGATACTGACTACGTCCTCGGTACTGATGCTACGGGTAACGGGATCATCAACTGGGGTTGCTCCAGCTCAGTTTCTTCCGGGGTCGCTACCTCGGGTTATACCGCCTTCGGCCCGACCCAAATTACCACCACACTGGTTGACGAAAAGCTATACCTCCAGTTTGTAGGTACTGGGGACGGAACCAAGACCGCCTTTACCTTGTCGGATTCCCCGACGGATGGCTCTGGCTTGGATAAGGCCACTGATGACCCAAGCAAGATTCAGGTTTACGTTGGAGTTGACCCCAACGAAGCCATGATTTCTGGTGTAGTGTCAGTTGCTCAGCTCGACGGAGCCACAGGCGTAGCCACCCTATACAACCCCCCTCAAGCTGGTCAGAATGTGTATGTCACCTACAACCGTAACACCCTCAACGACCATGCCTACACGGTATCGGTTGTCACCCCGGGGGCAACTGGTCAGGGAACTTATACCATTACCGATGAGTTGGGCAATGTACTCCCGGTGGTTTCCGTCACCTCCGGTCCGAATGAGCCCGTAGGGAACTTCACCAACACCGGAATCGTGTGGCCGAATGCTATCTCCGACCTCTACGCTGCTCCCGGTGCTGTTCCTGAGATTGTTACTTTGACCTTCATTGCTGGCCCAACAGGAGGACCAACCGACCTCAGTCAGGTTCCAATCCCTGCGACCGTCACGACTCAAGGTATCCGGTTCACAGCCTCCACTCCCGGTTCGGCGGGCGATCAAGTCAGCATTGTCTTCACTTCGTCCACCCAAGGAACTCCTGACGGCTCTGCTGTTACGGTAGCTGGGGATGTGGTTACCATTGACATTAACAACGGTACGTCAACCCGCACGATTGCCCACGTAATCTCCCTGTTCCCATCTGTTGCTACTACGGATGGTGGTGTTATTCTGGCGGCTTCAGATGGGGTAACAGCGACTTCTGGTCAAGTCGTCATCGCTTCCGCAGTTCCTCTGGCGGGTGGTGTAGACCTCACGGCCAACACCTACGCGAACTGCTTCATGGTTAC